GCTCTGTTCACGCTGTCAATGAGATAGTCGAAGAACGTACAAAGCATATTCAATTCTTCACCAACGCAACTATCAATAACTTGCGAATGATGGAATCAAAGATAAACGAAGGTACATCCATCGTAGAGCATAAGATTGCTCAAGAAGCGATTGCTAAAGGTCGAGAAACAGTTCTAGGCAAGCAGCCTGAAACTCAAGTGAACATACAAAACAATGCGCCATCATCACAAAACATGATGAGCTTGCAAGAGTACGCACAGATTAACGCTGAACTAAATGACTTGGTTTAATGTTAGAGCTTACTGAAAAACAACGAGCAGCATTATCTCTTAGAGCGTCCACAGACTTTTACTACTTTTGTAGATGGATGTTTTTAAATAGGCGTGGGTATCAATGGCTGCGCTCACCTCACCACAAAATACTTTGCGAAGCGTTAGAGAAAGTATTCTACGGTGAAACAAAACGATTAATTATTAATATTCCGCCTCGATACAGTAAAACTGAGATTGCGGTTATTAACTTTATGTCTTGGGCTTTGGGTAGAGTACCCGATGCTGAGTTCATTCACACTTCATACAGCGCAAGACTAGCAGCCAACAATGCTTGGCAGACTAGAGAGCTTGTGCAGCATCCAGCCTTCTTGGAATCTTTTCCTAACTTTGGATTAAAAGATGATAGCAAAGCAAGGGACGAGTGGCGTACAAAAGACGGTGGCATTGTTTACGCTGTCGGTGCAGGTGGTGCAATTACTGGTTACGGTGCTGGTAAGCATAGGACTGGTTTTGGTGGTGCCATTATTATTGATGACCCTCACAAAGCTGACGAAGCTCGTTCAGACGTTATGCGTCAGAATGTCATTGAGTGGTTTCAGAATACGCTAGAAAGTCGGAAGAACAGTCCCGAAACACCAATTATCCTTATCATGCAAAGACTGCATGAAGATGACTTATCAGGATGGCTGCTTAACGGTGGCAACGGTGAAGAATGGGAACATATCTGTCTACCTGTCATTCAGGAAGATGGAACAGCTTTATGGGAAGCTAAACACCCAATAGAAGAATTAAGGCGCATGGAACAAGCCAGCCCTTATAACTTTGCAGGTCAATATATGCAAAGACCAGCACCAGCAGAAGGCGGTATCTTCAAGCCTGACCAAATAGCGGTCATTGATGATTTACCTGCTGGCGAAATTAAATGGTGTAGAGGTTGGGACTTAGCTTCAACAGTTGATGGTGACTGGACTGCTGGCGGTAAGATTGGCAGATTACCCGATGGTCGTTTCGTTATTGCTGATATGGTTCGGCTGCGTGATGGTCCTGACAAACGAGATGCTGCTATTAGAAACACTGCTTCATTAGATGGACGCAGCGTAAAGATTTCAATACCACAAGACCCTGGTCAAGCTGGTAAGACGCAAGTCATATACCTGACTAGAGAGTTAGCTGGATATAATGTGAAAAGCTCACCTGAAAGCGGTGATAAGATTACTAGAGCTGAACCTTTAGGCTCACAAGTAAATATCGGTAATGTTATGATGCTCAGGGGCGAATGGAACGCTTCACTCATTAATGAGATGCGAATGTTCCCAAACGGTTCTAACGATGACCAAATTGATGCGTTGTCGAGAGCATTTAGCGAAGTAATGGTACCAAGACGAAGTTTCTTTGGATAGAGGATTATTAATGTCAATTTTAGATTGGTTTAGAGGCGAGAAAGAAGAAGTCAAAAAGGCGGAAGATGCGCCTAAGGCTATCGCTCGTAAAAGTCTATTCGGCACTCACGCTGGTGACATTGAAAGCTCAACTAACATTAAAGATTATGTAGCTAACAAATTCGCTGCATTACAAGCACAGCAACCTATTTTTGACCCTGCTGTTACTAGCATGGCGATGGATGACAGCTCAAATGGCGTTCCATCATTCAAGATGTATGATGCTGGCAATAACTCTGTATCTGACGCTGTAATCTATTGGTATTCTTCTCAAGGCTTCATTGGCGCACAGCTTTGCGGTATCTTGGCTCAGAATTGGCTAGTCAACAAAGCCTGTGCAATGCCTGGTGATGACGCAATCCGTAAAGGCTACAACGTAGTATCTATTGATGGTGACGAACTAGACGAAGAAGCTGTAAAGATTATCAAGGCTTATGACCGTTCAATGCGCCTCACATGGAACATGAGAGAGTTCATTCGCAAGGGTCGTATCTTTGGCGTTCGTGTTGCAATGTTCAAAGTTCAATCAACAGACTCTGAATACTATGAAAAGCCTTTTAATATTGATGGTGTCACTGCTAATAGTTATAAAGGGATTGTGCAAGTTGACCCGTATTGGTGCGCCCCTATGTTGGATGGAGCTGCTGCTAGTCAGCCTGATACTCTACATTTCTACGAGCCTACTTGGTGGATAATCAACGGTAAGAAAGTTCATCGTTCACATTTAATCATATTCCGTCATGCGGAACCTGTGGACGTATTGAAGCCTCAATACATTTATGGTGGTGTTCCACTTACTCAACAAATCATGGAACGTGTTTATGCTGCCGAACGTGTAGCTAACGAAGCTCCACAATTAGCCATGTCTAAACGTACAACTGTTTGGTTGACTGACATGGAAGCTGCAATGTCAAACACAGAGCAAGCTATTGGTCGTTTGAACTATTGGGCGCAGATGCGTGATAACTATGGTATCAAGCTAGGCGATAAAGAAGGTGACGAGTTTTCACAATTCGATACTTCTCTTGCTGACTTTGACCAATTGATTATGACTCAGTACCAATTGGTTGCTGCCATCGCTGGCGTACCCGCTACTAAGTTAATCGGTACAACTCCAAAAGGCTTTAACTCTACAGGCGAATACGAAGAAGCGTCATACCATGAATTGCTAGAGTCAATTCAAACGCATGACCTTACTCCATTGGCAGAGCGTCATCATCAATTAGTTATCAAGTCATTTGTAGAGCCACAGCTCAAGAAGAAGATGAATCTTGAAACAACATTGAACTGGCTTCCACTTGATACTCCAACTGCTGAAGAATTGGCAAGAACTAACCTTGCTAAAGCACAAGTCGGTGCAGCATTGATTGAAGTAGGCGCAATCTCTAGCGAAGAAGAACGTCAACGTGTAGCGACTGACAAGACCAGTGGCTACAATGAAATCGGCATCATGGAAGAAGAATCACCTGAAGGTGAAGAACTAGCCGAAAAAGACTATTTAAAAGCCGAAGATGCTTGGGTAGAAAGTGACCACCCTAGAGCAGAGAACGGACAATTCGGTAGTGGAGCTGGTGGGGCTGCAAGTATTGCTCCTAATGCTGGCAAAGCAACGGCTGAGATTTCACAGCCAGCTAGTGCTAAAGCAATGGCTAACAAAGTTCCTACACATTTAACAGCTCAAAAAAAAAATAAACATTTAGAAAAATCATTTAACCCTAGTCATTTAAAACAACTTTCTTCTGAAAGCCAAAAGCAACTCAAAGAAATTTACGAAAAAGCTGCTGCTAATAAAGATTTCTTTGATTCTACCAATGCTAGTATTGCAAAAGAATTAGGCGGTGAAGCTGCGGTAGTTGGTATTAAAGGTTCTGAAAGAGCAGTTGAAAAAGTATTGAATGATTACGAAGGCGATGTAACAAAACTTAAAGATTTGTTGAGAACTACAATCTCTATTAAATCATTAAAAGATACAAGCAAAGCAATTGATTTAATTAAAGCCAAATACGGTGAGCCAATTAAACTTAAAAATACTTTGAATCCTGATGCTCCATCACCTTCAGGCTATCGTGATGTAAACATGGTATTTGAAGTAAAAGGTTCGTATATGGAAGTTCAAGTAAACATGAAACCAATGCTTGATATTAAATATGGCAAAGGTCACGAACTATACGAGCAAATTAGAAAGATTGAAGGAACTGCATTAAAAGAGAAACGTTCATTAACTAAAGCTGAATTTAATAAAGTTACTAAACTTAATGCAGACTCCAAAAAATTATACGATGCAGCTTACTCAGAAATGAGCAAGGCTTGAAATTCCTCGAAGTTGGAAGATAACATAAATCCATTTTCGGGGAGTGTGTAGGCTTTAGGTTTTCCGTCAATCCAAATAGCGGTTAATGGAATATCACCACCTGCATTAATTGTAATAGGTAATTCATCATCGCCCGTTTTATAAAACAACGTGCTAGAACTTAATTCATAGTCACCAATTTTCATATATATCCTTTAAGTTAGGGTTGCATTTATATTTTACTCCATACATTGAAGTAATAATAGTTGATTTTATACTAAATAAGAGTAATAATAAACACTTTATTAAGTATAAAGGAAATTGATATGAATATACGCAGTCGTGGTGCAAAAGGTTATGTTCCAAATCCTGATGAAATTATTGTCGGTAGAGGCAGTCTTTCTCAATCAAAAGCAGCATCCTTGATATATACTACTCAAGCTCGCTGGTCAGATTATGAAAAAGGCAAAAACAGGATGCACCCTGCGGTATGGGAGTTGTTCTTATTGAAAAGGGATATGGATGCGGTCAACGAAGAAAAGTAATATCGTTGCTGGTGCGCTGCGTCCTAACGCTGGTATCTCAACCGATTATGCAAAGCCTATTGTCAATGAACTAGGATTGATGTTTCGTGACGTTCAAAGAGAGTTGAAAAAGACTTTCAAAGAGAACCATTACGGACAAGCAATGGATGCTTCATTGGTAAGTCAATCCCGTATGTTGCTTAATTGGCTATTAAGAAAATGGCAGCCTCGCTTTGATGAGATTGCCAAGAGTGCTACTGAGCGTATGATTCAGCGCACCATAAAGAACTCAACGATTACTTTGCGTAACTCGTTAAAAGAAGCATTACCTGATTTAAGCATAGATACTTCATTTTCAAATGAACAATTACAAGAGGTCATCAAGGCAAGCACATTAGAGGCTGCAAACTTGATTAAAATTATACCTTATAAGTTCTTGAATGAAGTGCAAGGTCAGGTAATGCGCTCCATTACAACAGGCAAAGGGATGGAAGATTTA